CGTGAGATTCTCCCCACAGGAGACCCCACAGGACGTTCAGGGAAGGGTCCTAAACCCTTTGTGTTCGCTGGACCTGATGAGTTCAAGTACAATAATGATGTGGATATTTACACAAAATATAAGATGTATATCGCATCTAAACCTTGGGTGAAAGATAACTATGTTAGACTTCCTCATCGCAAACCAGAATGGTTATCATGATTCATATATTGTTTACACTAAAAGGATGTCCATTTGGACTTTTGGATGATGAAGCACATATTCGTAATGTATTAGCAAATACTGCTGTACTATCAGAGAGCACACTACTTGATATTTCATCTTACAAGTTTTCTCCTATGGGAGTGACTGCTATCGCCCTTCTTGCCGAAAGTCATATCAGTATTCACACTTGGCCAGAGAAGGGACAGGCCGTGTGTGATGTGTTTACATGTGGTGAACATACAAATCCCAGATCAGGTGCAACATACATGTATGAAGCAATGGGTGCAACAGACATTGTGTCTGAAATTATTGAGAGACCTTTGAAATGACTATGCGTAATGAATTTGTCTGGTGCGAATCTTATAGGCCCCAGACTATTGAAGACTGTATTCTCCCTGACGGGATTAAGACTACATTCAAAAAATTTGTAGAGAAGGGTGAAGTGCCCAACCTTCTTTTATCTGGTCCTCCTGGTTGTGGGAAGACCACAGTCGCTAAGGCATTGTGTCATGAACTTGGAGTAGACTATTATGTCATCAATGGATCCGATGAAGGAAGATTCCTCGACACTGTCAGAAACAATGCGAAGAATTTCGCTTCGACCGTCTCACTATCTTCGTCTGCAAAACACAAAGTCATCATCATTGATGAGGCAGATAACACAACCCCAGATGTTCAACTCTGCCTACGGGCATTTACTGAGGAGTTTATTGGTAACTGTAGATTCATCTTTACATGTAACTACAAAAACAAAATCATCTCACCACTGCACTCCAGATGCGCAGTCATTGACTTCTCAATTAAAGGAAAAGAACGTCAGGAACTTGCAGGAAAGTTCTACCTCCGCCTCCAACAAATCCTCTCTACAGAGGGTATTGAATATGATAACAAGGTCTTGGTAGAACTTATTCAGAAACACTTTCCTGACTGGAGACGTGTTCTAAATGAACTACAGAGATATTCTGTAAGTGGTAAAATTGATACTGGTATTTTAGCTACATTTAGTAATGTAAAAATCGATGAACTTTTTAAAAATCTCAAGGATAAAGAATTTTCTAAGGTCAGAAAGTGGGTCGTGGATAATCTTGATAATGACCCTAACGTTCTTCTTCGTAGTATTTACGACGGGATATATTCACACTTGGATGGTAGTGGTATCGCTGCTGCTGTTCTCATTATTGCTAAGTATCAGTATCAAAGTTCTTTTGTTGCTGATCAAGAGATAAATATGTTGGCTTGTTTGACCGAAATTATGGTGGAGGTTACATTTAAATGAATAAATTTATTCCTTTTTTGTTGATGGGTATTTCTACACCAGTTATGGCACATGAACTCCCCTATCGTCATTCTCATGAAATTGTTCGTGCAAATTATTCACAACCCGGTGGTTCACAGCAAACAAAATGCTTTAAAAGAATCTATCGTGAAGAGTACGTACCAGGAACCAGACGTAATCCTGGATATGTAAAGAAGTATAATGAGAAAGTAAGAGTTCCTTGCGGTAAGTTTGAAAGAAAACCAAAATTCAATCAACCCGATTACCATCCTAGATCAAATTCTTCTAATACGGACGATAACTCTTGTATTGAAGGAGCTATTATTGGTGGTATAGCAGGTGGTGCTGCGGGTGGTACGCTCTCTACAAAGGAGAACTGGATTTGGTCAATACCAACTGGTCTTGTTGGTGGAGCCCTTATTGGATGTCAGATTGATGGTGGTTGATTACCCACTATAAAATTAGTAAAAAATATTGAAAAACTATGAATGTTAAAGTATTTCGTATGTCTTCAGGTGAAGATGTAGTTGCAAATGTCATCGAAACTAAAGATAACACTATTGTAGTCTCAAATCCTATCGTTGCTTTTAATCAAGGTGATGGTAGAGTTGGTTTTGCTCCTTATTCACCACTTCTAAGACGTGATGAGAAAGAGTTGGAAATCAACACACGTTGGATTGTATATATTGCCAATGTTAATGATGAACTGGTAGAACAGTATGAGGAAATGTTCTCTACTATTAAGACTCCTAGTAGTAAACTTATTTTGTGATTTATGTCAATTGAATTGAAGGATTGGTTGAACTCTCTCAACTTTACAAAAGAGAATCTTCTTGAAGAAGATTCAACTCTTATCAAAGAATATCCTCCTTATATTATTAATCGTTGTTTTTCTGGACACCTTGATTGTGTATTACTTGCTAATGAAATGAACAAATATCATTTCTTAGATAAAGATATGCAATATAATTTTTATCTAAATATATTGAGAAAGAGGAAGAGATTCTCTCCTTGGATAAAAAAAGAAAAGGTATCAGATTTAGAGTTTGTTAAACAATACTATGGTTATAGTACTGAGAAAGCATCTCAAGTTCTGAAAATACTATCTAATGAACAAATTGAATTTATAAAACAACGACTTGACACTGGTGGAAAAAAATGACCCAAACTTCTGAACCTCAGGTAAATTGGTCTCAAGATCAAATGATCGAAATCAGACTTAATGAACCTGATGATTTTCTTAAGGTAAGAGAAACTCTGACACGTATTGGTGTAGCTTCTAGAAAAGAAAAGAAACTATATCAATCCTGTCATATCCTTCATAAACAAGGAAAGTACTTCATTGTACATTTTAAGGAACTATTTGCCCTTGATGGTAAATATGCAAACCTTACTATCAATGATGTTCAAAGAAGAAATCGTATTACAAAACTTCTTTCTGACTGGGGACTTATTACTATTATTAAAGAAGATTCAATCATTGACATTGCACCATTAAATCAAATTAAAGTTCTTTCTTACAAGGATAAGGGTGATTGGACACTGGAACAGAAGTATAATATCGGTAAGAGAGGAAAGACTGAAGAAGGTTGATAAATAGTTTCGTGCTTTTCGTGCGGCACACTCTACAATCGGAACACCCTATAAAGAGATACGGTTTTCACCATATCTCTTTTTTTAGTTTTATGGTTAAATAATATTGGACGCCGTAAGGGTCCACACAAAACAATCTCGCTTATCAAGGAGAAGTCACATGTCTTTAGCAAAGTATAATGCTGCAAATTTGGATCAGTTAATGGACAGGATTGCAAGAAATTCTATTGGAATGGATGAATATTTTGATAGAGTTTTTAGTACATCAGTCAATAATTATCCTCCATATAATGTAATTCAAGTAAATAGTAATGAAACAAAATTAGAAATTGCACTAGCAGGATTTAAAAAGGAACAAGTAAATGCTTACACCGAGTATGGAAAACTTTTTGTCAGGGGGCAAAAGGAAGTATCTGATGAAGAGGGAACATTTGTCCACAAGGGATTGGCTCAAAGAAACTTTGAAAGATCCTGGACACTATCTGAAGATACAGAGGTCTCAAACGTCGTATTTGAAAACGGACTTCTATCAATTACCTTGAAGAAAGTCGTTCCAGAACATCATCAACGTAAAGATTATCTCTAAATAGAGTATCGTCGCCGCAAGGGGTTCAATGGCAAAATCCATTGACACCCCTCTTTTTTTATTGTATAATTAGTTTAGAAAAAAACTGTAAAAAAATGAGTGTTAAACTATTACTTTTGAAGTCTGGTGAAGACGTAGTTGCAGAAGTACAAGAAATGGTTGTAGAAGAGAAGGTGGTTGGTTATTACCTTAAATATCCATGTAGTGTAAAACTCATTACAGAGGTAGATAACTCGGAAGGTATTTCTAAAATGCCTTCTAGGATTCAACTTCTTCCTTGGATGCCACTTTCCAAAAATAAAATTATTCCGGTTGTATCGGACTGGGTAGTTACAATGACTGAACCTGTTGATCAACTCGTAAAAATGTTCGAAGATGGAGTACAAAAATATGAAACCAATAAAGGTTCTAATTCTGACGAATGATAAGATTCTGATTACTCAGATTGAAGAAATGTCTGCCGAACTCGGTGAACCAGACTGTAAAATTACAGAACCATTCACATTACATGAAGATGGAACAATGTCTCCATGGTTAGTTGATGTTACAGGACAAAATGAATTTATGATTCATTCCGACAAGATATTGACTATCGCAGATCCAAACAGTAAACTTAAGGACAAATATACAGACCTGGTTAAATAATGAGATTTTACACAAATGTCCAGGTCGTTGGTAACAACTTCCTGGTTCGTGGATATGAAAATGGAAAAAGTGTTATTTTCAAGGAGGAATATTCTCCAACTCTATTTGTCAAATCAAACAGAGAAACAAAATATAAAACACTAGAGGGTGAGCATGTAGAACCTATTAAACCAGGTACAGTAAAAGATTGTAGAGAGTTTTATAAGAAGTACGAAGATGTAGATGGATTCAAGATTTATGGAAATGATCGATATGTATTTCAATATATCTCTGATAAGTATCCTGAAGATGAAATCAAGTTTGACATTAAAAAAATTAATCTTGTAACGATTGATATTGAGGTTAAATCGGAAGGTGGATTTCCCGATCCAGATTCCTGCTCAGAAGAATTGTTAACCATCTCTATTCAAGATTACACAACTAAAAAAATTCATACATGGGGTAGAAAACCATATAAACCAACAAAAGATAGTGTAACTTATTATCATTATGAGAATGAAATTGATATGATCAATTCATTCTTATTTCACTGGTCAAGAAATCCACCAGAGGTTGTGACTGGTTGGAATTGTCGTCTATATGATATTCCATATCTTTGTGGCCGTATTGATAGAATCATGGGCACAAAGAAAATGAAAATGCTTTCTCCATGGGGAATTGTTAGTCATGACACTGTTTTCATCACTGGTCGTGACTTTAATGTTTACGACATTGCTGGTGTTACAACACTAGATTACTTAGAACTTTATAAGAAGTTTACTTATACAAACCAAGAGAGTTATAGACTTGATTATATTGCACAAGTAGAACTCGGACAAAAGAAACTAGATCACAGTGAATTTGATACTTTCAAAGATTTCTATAATGGTAACTGGAAAAAGTTTGTAGATTACAACATCATTGACGTGGAACTTGTTGACCGAATGGAAGACAAGATGAAATTGATTGAGTTGGCACTC